GCTCTGGTAGACGCGCATCACCTGCTGCTATCTCTTCTGCTAGCACCGTCTTCCCAATCGGTCGCTGCATATCGTGCTGCCATACCATCTTGGGCAGCTTTGCTTCTATGCTTTCCTTGAATGCGCCGTAAATAACACGATCGCCGTATGAATCGACATTGCCGAAGACGCTTACGAACGCTTCAACACTGCCCTGCTCATCCGCCTTAAATTCTACTGGTATGTTCTTGTACTTCATTAGTTCCGTTCCTGTACTCGTGATCGGCGAACTGGACGTAAGGTACAGCGGCAGTTAATCGCTTCTTGTGGCTCCCCTAGTCCGGGGCCTTCGCCTGCTCCAGATACGAACTGGTCAAACGTCTCGCCCTCTTCAATCCATTCGCCGTCTAAATCTTTATGCGTCTTGCGTACGTCAGAATCACGCTGTGATAGCCACACTTGTACGACCTTACGCTTTGGATCTGTTTCCCGTGCATTGACGCGCTCGACTGTCTTGCGCTGCACTACCGTTGCCTGCGCTTTGCACGTAGTAACGGCGATCATCTTTGCGCGTGACGTCTGCATCTCGGTAAACTTTTCTAGCAGCGACTTTTGCACTTCCGCTGCCGGCTTGCCTGCGTTAGCTTCGAGAACTCTTGCCACGTCCTTTTTAGCCGTGTTCAAAGACTCTTTCATGTTCTCGGTAGACTTGCGGATTTGCTCATCACGGATTTGATCTGTCAAGCTCTGCACTTGCGTAAGATCACCGCCCACGCTTTCAAGCGTCATCTCGATGATCTGCGTACGCAATGCCTCCTGCGTAGCTTCATTGGCTGCTATAAACTGCCTAACCAAATCAGCTATGTTGATTGCATCCTCTGGAGCTTTTACCATTTTGTTGACGCCAACAAAACGATCGGCCTTTACCTGCTTCATAACGGCCCGCTCAACGCGCTTCATTACTTCCGCAACGTCCGCTTGCGTAGCTTCCGCAGCTTTAAGGATAACGTCCTCCTGCTTCTGCCAGTACTTTACCGCTTCCGGCTCGTGCCACTTTACCTTGCGGCCCTCTACGCTTTCGATTGGGTCAGCGTTGGTTTCTACCGATTGCTTTGCCTCTGGCTCTGGAGCAGTAAACGCACCAAAGCCGCCCGCCTGCGGTACGACTTCATACGAGTATTTATCGCCGTCTTCTACTGGCTCAAAGCCCAGTTTGGCACGGCTTTCGTTTAGCGTGATTAGGTTCGCGTTAAACTCCGCAATAACAGGGTAGATAACAGCGTCTACGTCCGGCTGCAATGCTTGTACTTGTCCCAAATCAAACTGCAATTGAACGTCTGGGAATTCCTTACGTAGTCCCGATTCCAGTTGCTCTTCTAGCGCATTCCAGAATGGTACGCGCGTTAGCGTCGTAAACTCTTGGTATGCGCTTGCAAGGTTGTTGTAGGTACTGCGGGCCAGTCCTGCGCTCGTAAGCACTACCGCCGGATGGATGCGGAATGCACCGCAGATTGAAGTCTCAAGCTCTTGTATCGTCTCGATAGCTTGCAGCTTCTGCGCGTCCAAGCCCATTTGGGTGTAGTTCATACCAGAGCCAAGCACGAGCGGGTCTGTACGCTCGCGCCCGCTTGCATCCTTACGCTTGCGTAGCTGCGCCTTGAGCGACTCTACGGTAGCATTAGGAATATCGCCCGGCGCTGACAGCACTCCAGACGGTACGGCATTTGAAGCTACAAGCGAATACATCGTAGCTTGCAGCTCGTTGTATGTGTTGATCTTGTCCCATGCTACGCTGATAGGGCTTATGCCCTTGTGCATATTAACCGGATCGCGGTACGCTGGATTCTGGATATGGATAACATCTTCCGCGGGCCAGTCCTGCGTTATGTTACCTGACTGGTAGCGGTAAGCGTAGACCCATCCCAGATCGTTAAGCAGCGGCGCAACGTGAGCATCCGAGTATGGATACATCTCAACAATGTTACCCATTGCCGAGCGTACCTTCACAATGTATGCATTGCCGCTAATCGCTAGGTATGTCCAGACGATCTGCCAGAATTCAGCTTGCCCCATCCGAGGATTGGGCTTGCGGAAAAGCAGACTTACCGGATGGTTCCTATTGATCGTACCATCTTCGTACATAGCAGCCAAAGGCGGCTCGTTAAGCGTAGATGCGTAAACACCAACGCAAGCAGCTACTACTGGGTTGCGATTGAATCCATGTTCGACGTTGGCAAGGTAACCAGCTTTTGAGGGATAGCCAATGCGCCCACCGACTTGCGTGCCGTTTGGGCTTGGTAGTGCTTGATTGTTACGACCAAAGATCTTTTGGAAGTAATCGGCTAATGCCACTTATATCTCGTAAACGTAAGTATTTAATTCGTGTCCGTTTACTGCGTAGATGAGAGCGTCAACCATATCGTCCAGCCGCCCATCTTTGCCATCGAACATAAGCAGTTGCTCGGTAAATTCCAAAGGTACGCTATTCACATGCTTGATGTACCCATGCTCATACTTGCCTGCGATGGGTAGAAAGCGGGTGAGCTTATTGCGGCCCCGTGGATTGACGCCTTGAATGTTCAGCATGGTTTCGGCTCGGAGCTGCTGCACCATCACTTCTTGATATGCCACGTTCTCCACACACACGCGAACGGCATTCCAGTTGTAGGCCGTCTGCTTAATCTTGTCCTTGGTTTCGTTGAATGACCATTTGCCAAAAACCACATCAGCGACGTAATAGGTCGTGCCACGCTTGCCTACCACCACGATAGCACGATCGTCTGCATTGGACTTCATACCTACTGCCAAGTCTACGCCGATCACGTACGTAATATCCTCGTCTGGTAGCAGTGCGTATTGCAGCCACTCCTTACGCATGATGCGCCCCATTGGCCCGATGAACTCGCCCTCCAATTCCTGCCGCGCAAACTCGCTCGTATACGTCTCTTCTAGGTTACGTACGTATTCACTTGGCAGGTGGATGTTGTCGCGCGTCTTGGCGGTCACGACGTAATAGTCTGGATTGCCTGCTGTGGCCTTGCGGAAGATGCGCTCGTATACCCAGTTGGTATCTCCGTTCGGGGATGTAGTTATCCAGCACCTTGTAGGGTCCCGGCGAATACGGCCTAGCATAACGTCCCACGTCGCGCCGTCCATGTAGTCCGCCTCGTCCAGCCAAAACCAGTTTAGGTTAGGGCCGCGGAGTGAATCGGGCTTGTCCGCCGATCTCCAGAAGATCGTTGTACCGTTTACGAGCTTGGTTACCCCTTCGCTCTTGTTATGCTCTTCTACGTACTGACTGAACAGGTCGAAGAAGGTTAGCTGCGTAGCATCACGGAGCATTGGATACGTTGGTGCTAGGATAGTGCCATACGTGCCAGCAGGCTGCCGTAGAACCTCCACGCAGCCCGCTAGCGTCTTGCCTGATCCGATACCGCCAATGAATCCCCTATGCCTCGCCGGATTGCTCCAGAAGTTGATCTGGGCTGGTAGCGGGTCTGCTATCTCCAATTTCGCCATTGTCTGCTTTCAAGGGTTTGCGGATTACTACTTCTATCTCTTGCTTGCTATTTAGCTGCTGCATCTTTTGCGATTGTCCGAGCCGGTTTTCGCCTAGATGCTTGAGCATTCCTACATCGCCCTCAATAGCTCTTTCAAACTGTCTTTTATGAAGCATACGCTCACCTGCCGCTTGCCCTGCTTTCCAGATGTCGTAATATCTATTGTAGATCGTCTGATCCGATATTTTGAGTTCTTGAGCGCACACGGCAACGGGGCATCCCTCTTTAGCCATTGTGAACAGCTCATCTGTATCTATTTCAACGAATGGTCTAGCCATTATTTGGTTCTTTCAACTAGTTTGGTTTTTTGCCAAATAACTACTCAATCTCTTCCACTTGCACGGTAAAGTTAATATCCAGCAGCGTTTCCATACGTTCCACGTATTCACGGAAGTTAGCATCTGTTTCGATTTGATTGCGCATGTTACGCAGAGCGTGGATAACTGACGAATGGTGCTTATTAAATAGCCGCGCTATCAAGGAGTTTGATAGTCGGTACTTCGTGAACAGGAAGTACATAAGCAGGTAACGGCATTCTACGACCC